CAATATACTTGCGGTAATTTTCTTCGTATTGGTCAACGATGGATGTGAATACTTGATCAAAAGTTAACGTTTGTGCACCTTGCGCATCGGAAAACTTTGATCCATCAAACACTTGTGGGTAAAACACATACTTCTCAGTTGTAATCTCACTATCTGACGTTGGTCTCCCACCGTCCCATTCTAACCTAAAAGCATTAGGCATAACACGTCTTGCAAATGCTTCCTTAGTGCGTATTTGTTCACCGGGCACTGATACCTGATTGGTGGTTGATGCAACCAATGATGGTCTTGCATAGTAACCACCTTTTTTATCTACACCCGCCATGGTCAGTAGATATTCTCCAGCATCCACTAGGTTGATGTATTCTAATTCAGGTTTAAATTCCGACCCAGCTACAGTTTTCGCCGCAAATAAATCATTATAAGTTATAACTTCATTATGTCTTGTAATACCTTCCCAGTGTTGGGTATTCGGTCTATTGAATATGTACTCAGATGGGTTATCTGAATAATGACGAAGAGCAGTAGGTCTATCACGGAAAATATACCTAACAAATCTATCAGTCATTAACCTCATACAAGTAGACTTACCAACACCAGGTCCAGAATATAAGTGTATGACAGCTGGTTCAGCCCTAGAGGCAGCACCTGGTTTATATCTATTATTAAACTCAACAAATAATTTACGGAGTTGTTCAGTAGCTAAACCTGCAGCTTGAGACATAGCTGGATTCTCTTTATACAGAGTAACACGTAATTTCTCACCAGCTTGTATTATCGTTCTCAAGTCGCGAAGTAACATACCATCAACGACAACTGCATCACCTAATTCCAAAATTTTATTCTTTGCTATAACGAACTGGTCGTAATCCACATTACCAGTGATACCAGATTCATATGGATTAATACCATTCTTTATTAGCTCAAATATCTTTAGAAAACCGTTTAATGCAGAGATAGCTACATCGCCAGCTTTAAAAGGAATGGCCAATGCTTCAGTTATTGACTTGATCATAGATTCTTTCTTTGAAAATGCGAAGGTAAAGCAAGATAACAGAAGTGTGATAATAGGCGCATATCCTTCAAAAGCCTGATTCTTAATAGTACTATCGTTAACATAATCAATAAATTTAATTACGATTGTTGTTAAACCGAACGTTGACGTTGCTGTCAACACAACCTTAAGCACTGTGTCTATATCAAAACTAAATTCAAGATCGTAATACAGCTTAACAAGTATCACACAAATAATGGGTACAACATATGGGGCAACTTTCTTTAAGTTCTCATAACTAATACCCAACAAATCTTTAATAAATGATATAGGATCTTCAAGTAGTTTAGATGCATTGTCAGACAATAAACCACCTAACTCAAACGTCTTGACAATCGCGTCACGGTTATCATTTATTAATGTATCAATGTTAGTAGTAACGTTGTCAACACGGTCAACAATATTTGGTATTTTTGATAATGAGCGTGGAACACTCATTATATCATCAAACCAATTTGCTTGAAAATTGATACGTGGTAACACATTACAAAATTTTGATTTTTCACTTATATCACTCACCAAATTCAACATTGCACAAGTATTCTTAAAGATGTTGATATCGGTTTGATTGATAGAAGAAAGAACTACGTCTGCAGATTGTTTAACCTCACACATTATACTGATTTGCACACGTTTTAAAATTGGTACACACTGCTCCTTGAAAAATGAGTCGGAAGAGTGGCAACAAGTGTCCTGAATGTATGATGACATTCTATCAATGTCGATAAGTGATTTTGATGTTCTA